GGTTTTGCGCACGCCGATTTTTTTGTAGTTACCGAAGTAACGAAATTAACCATGAAGGGTAACGGATCACAACTCGCAAAAATGACGCGCTACACAAAAGCGCATATATCGAGAAGTGAAAAAAAAGGAATCATCAAACGCGATGAACAAGGTTTTTTCGATTTGATCGAAAGCGCAAAAGCGCTTGGGCGTCCAATTCAAATGCCTGATGAGAAATCAAACGAACCAATCGATTTCGCTGAATGGCGCAACGTGAAAATGAAAGAGGACGCGCTGATCGCTCAACGTGAGCGGCAAATCATCGAAGGCGACTTGCTGGATCGCGACGCGGTTCTCCAAGAATGCGGACGCGCTTTCCATGCGGCAAAAACAAAACTTCTAGCGATCCCCGTCAGCGTGGCGGGAATACTAGCGACCGAAAGCGATGCGACAAAGTGTAAAGAAACTGTCGAGGGACTTATCCGGGAGGCACTTAGCGAGATTGGATCGACCGTCGCTCGCTTCGGAACTCCTAGCGATTTTGAAACCCCCTCCCAAGCTAACGGTTAGCCAATGGAGCGATTCAGAACGAGTTCTTCCAGTCGGTTCGCCAAATCCGGGAAAGTGGCGAACGGAACGCGCCGAATATCAGCGAGCGATCATGGACGCGTTCAACAATCCCGCAGTCGAGCGAATCGTCGTAATGACATCATCGCAAGTCGGGAAGACCGAGATTTTAAACAACATTCTCGGATATTTTGTTCATCACGACGCGAACGGGCCGATTCTCGTTTTGCAACCAACTCTCGAAATGGCAAGGGCATGGTCGATGGACAGGCTCGCGCCAATGATCGAGAACACGCCAGCGCTCAAGCAACTGATTGGCGATCCGAAAAGTCGCGACGGCGACAATACAATTCTTCAAAAGATATTTTTCAACGGCGCAAGATTAAGCATTGCGGGTTCAAACTCTCCCGCGTCGCTCGCTTCTCGACCGATTCGGATTTTATTAATGGACGAAGTCGATCGATTCCCGCCGTCAGCGGGAAGCGAGGGCGACCCTATAAATCTGGGCATACGTCGAACTCAAAATTATTTCAATCGCAAGATAGCGCTTTTTTCCACGCCGACGATCAAAGGCGCATCAAGAATCGAAGCGGCCTTCGAGCAAAGCGATCAACGATTTTTCGAGCTTCAATGCGATTGCGGTCATTGGCAAGCGCTCAAATGGTCGCATGTTCAATGGGACGAAGATCGACCAGAAACGGCGCGGATTATCTGCGAGGAATGCGAAACGGCGTGGACCGATATCGAGCGCAAAAAGAAAATCAAAAGCGGACGCTGGAACGCGACCGCGGATTTTCACGGGATCGCGGGTTTCTCGCTAAACGCGCTTTCCTCACCCTGGACAAGCCTAGAGGGGCTTGTCAGGGAGTTTTTGGAAGCGAAAGCGCACGGGACCGAATCGCTTCGCGTCTTCATCAATACGGCTCTGGGCGAAACGTGGGAAGAGGACGCGGTTGACATCGATGAACACGACCTATTCGCAAGAATCGAAAAATACGATGACGAAATTCCGCACCATGATATCTCAGTCCTTACCGCGGGAATCGATGTTCAATCCGATCGCGTCGAGTGCTTGGTTTGTGGGCATGGACACCTTGACGAGCTTTGGATGCTGGATCTGCAAATCTTTTACGGAGCGCCGACGGGTGAAAAAGTCTGGAACGAGCTTGCAAGATATTTACGACGCTCGTGGAAGCATCCGTCAGGGAATGATCTCCGAATCATACGAACTTTTATCGATTCAGGTTATGAACCCGACCGAGTTTACCGCTTTGCTCAAGTCATGGGCGGATCGGGTCTTTGGGTCGCAAAAGGCGTCGGCGGATCAGATCGACCAATCGTCGGAAGACCAAGTAAAAATAACGCCTCGCGTATTAATGTCTTCCCGCTTGGAGTCAATACGATCAAACAAATTCTTTTTACGCGTCTTCGAAATAGCGAAGCGGGTCCAGGCTATTTTCATATCGGTGACTTCGCAGACGATGAATTTATTCGCCAGCTTACGTCCGAGAAACTTGTTACGCGTTATTCGCGAGGTATACCGAGAACTGAATTCAAAAAAATACGAACTCGAAACGAAGCGCTGGATCTTCTCGTTTACAATCTCGCGGCCTTTCATACGCTCAACGCGGATACCCGAAAAATCCAAGCAAAATTAAGCGAGGTTCGAAAAGAGAAACCGATGCAACCGAGACGACGCAAAAACTTTGTCACAAAATGGTAAATGGCAAATTTATTTGATTCCACAAACTATCCGAACGTCGAACCCGAAACTTTAACGGTTGGTGATCGATGGGTTTGGAAACGTGACGATCTCGCGAGCGATTATCCGTTGGCGAGCTATGCGCTTTCTTATTCTGCTCGTCTTCAAGGCGCGGGTTCGACGACCTTTACGATTAACGCGACCGAAAGCGGGAGCGAATATTTAATCGAGGTCGGATCGTCAACGACCGCGAGTTATACCGCGGGAACCTATAACTGGAACGCGTACATAACGCGCTCAAGCGATTCTGAACGAATCGAGATTGCATCCGGTCAATGGGAAGTGCTTGGGAACTTGGCGGCATCAAGCGCCGATCCTCGCGATCATGACGAGAAAATGGTCGATCATTTAGAGGCGACGATGGAATCGTTAGCGCAAAAGCTTACCGATTCTTATTCGGTATCAGATCGATCAAACACGCTGAAAAGTATGGACGACGTTCGAAGCCAACTCGACTTCTACCGCGGACGCGTCAAAGCGAAAATCAACAAGACGAGAGCGGAAGCGGGTCAGCGCACCGATCAAAATATTTTATTACGTTTTAACTGATTAAAATTATGGCTTGGTACGATCCGCGCTCTTGGCGGCAAAACACAAAAACCAAAAGGCCGATTTTCGCACGGTCGTATCAAGCCGCCAAAGCTTCAAGGCTTTTGGCGGATTTTCTTTCGCCTTCGTCAAGCGCCGACAAGGAAATCCGTTCGTCGCTCCGCGCACTACGCGACCGCGCTCGCGAGCTTTGCCGAAACGAACCCTACGCGCAAAGGGCGCTCCAAATATTCCGAACGAATATCGTCGGCGAGAATGGTTTGCACTTCCAAAGCAAGGCGCGAAATCTTCCGCGTCCAAACGAGATCCTTGGCGAACTCGATCAGCAAGGAAACGACATAATCGAAAGTCGCTGGCGCGAATGGGGCCGCGCAGGGGTTTGCGATGTTACGGGGAAATATAGTTGGATCGATTTACAAAACTTGATCATCGATGGACTGATCCGCGACGGCGAGGTTTTGGTGAAGCATATCCGAAACGCCGACAACGATTACGGTTACGCGATTCAATTGATCGAACCGGATTTTCTCGATGAAGAATATAACACCAGCGAAAAAGATACGGGAAATCGGATCATCATGGGCGTTGAAATCAATAATTTTAATCGCCCGATTGCATATCACATGTTTAACGGGCCGAGCCACCCGTTTGACGATCTCGGCTATGGCTATCGTAAAGCGGGACGCGTGCGCGTTCCTGCGGAAGAAATTATACATATATATACGACCGAGCGGAGCCAACAAACGCGGGGCGTAACGCACTTTGCGCCCGTGATGGAATCTCAGCACATGCTGAATGGTTATCTCCAAGCGGAGTTAATCGCGGCACGCTTGGCGGCTTCGAAGTCGCTATTTCTAAGCTCGCCCGATGGACAAGCCTACGACGGCGACGACTTCGCGGACCTTGCGCCGATCATGGACGTTGAACCTGGAAGCATTACGCAATTAAAACCTGGAGTCGAAATTCAACCGTGGTCGCCTGATCATCCAATGACCGCATTCGGCGACTTTCACAAAGCAGTTTTGCGAGCAATTGCGTCAGGTCTTGGAATCTCGTATGTATCGCTTTCCAATAATCTCGAAGGCGTAAGTTATAGCTCAATTCGACAAGGCGCAACCGAGGAACGCGATCACTTCAAAGCGCTTCAAAAATTCTTGATTCAGCATTTCGCCGAACCGATTTTCCGTGAATGGTTATCAATCGGAATCGCAAAAGGCGTTTTACCGTTTCCCGATAATCGCTTCGAAAAGTTCGCAAGCGCCGCCCATTTTAAGGGGCGGGGCTTTTCTCCAATCGATCCGCAAAAAGAAATTCGCGCCTGGATCGATGGACTGCAAAACGGAATATATTCGCCGAGCGATGTCCAGGCGCATTTTGGACGCGATGCGGAAGCGGTGTTCTCGCAAATCCAAGCCGATTTACAACTCGCCGACAAGTTTGGCGTTGAAATGAATTTGTTACCGCTTGGGCCGAAACTGCCAGCGACACCGGATACCGATGATTTATAAGGGAGAAGAAATCGATTTGACTCCAACGCAAGCAATGGCGAACCGAGCGCGCAAGGGTCTTGAATGGCGTCAAGAGTTTGGACGGGGCGGAACTCGCGTTGGAGTGATCCGCGCTAATCAGCTTGTCAAACGTCAAGAGCTATCGCCTGACGTTGTAAAAAGAATGCGATCTTTTCATGCGCGTCATGCGGTGGATTTAGAAGCGCCGAAAAACAAACTCGGTAACGAATCCGCCGACGGTTATCCAGGGGCGGGATTGATCGCCAGCTTTTTGTGGGGATATCTCGAAGGTCGAGATTTTGCGGATCGTAAAGTCAAACAACTCAACAAGATCGATGAGCGCCAACGTCAAGAACATACAAGTTTTAAAGTCGGCGATTTCGTCAACTGGCGAACGGATAAAGGTCAATATCTCGGTCGGATTGTCTCAATCAGGACCGAGGGCGAAACGCAAGTCGGGCAAGAGACAATCGAAGCGACCATCGAAGACCCTATCGCCCGAATCCGCGTTTATGTTTTGATCGATGAGAATTACGAGGAATCGGATCGAGTCGTCGCTTTTCCGCTTTCCCGATTATCGAAAGCAAGCGAACCGGAGCGACAAGTCGAGAACCCGACCATTAAAAAAGCACTGGAAAACAAACTTGAGGAACACCGCGAAAAGGTAGGCGATGACCCGCGAAAACGAACGACTTTGAGGACGCTTGAAATCGTATTCGAGCGCGGAGTCGCCGCCTATAAAACGAACCCGTCCAGCGTTCGACCGAATATTGGAAACGCTGAATCTTGGGCATACGCACGCGTTAATTCATTTCTTTATGTTTTAAAAAATTTACGCTTTCGAGGTGGCAAACACGACACCGACCTTTTACCAGAAGCGCACCCATTATCGAGCAAAGGAAAAGATGAGTGATTTAGAAAACCACGTTCGCCATGTAATCGGAGTCGAGGAAACGCCCGACTCGGTGATCATTGAATATGCAAAGGCGCATGACGACGAAGAAATGGAAATGGAAGAAAGCGCATACAACGACGAAGACGAGGAACGCGGAATCGATGCGAACATAGATGCGACCTTTTACCGTTCCGTCCGACTTCGCAAAGACGACAAAGACAAAACGCGTTTCAACGTGGCATTCGTTAGCGAGGAACCCGTTTTGCGCGAATTTGGTTACGAAATAATTGATCAAGAAAGGATGGATACATCTTTTCTTGAATCCGGTCGCGCTCCCGTGCTTTTCATGCACGATGCGGAGCGAGTTTTAGGAGTTGTGGAAAGCGTCAAACGCGACGGCGACCTGAAAAGTCGAGCCGTGATTAGATTGGGAACGTCCACCCAGCTACAACGCGAAACGCTTGAGCAAATCCGAAACGGTATCCTCTCCAATATCTCGATTGGTTACTCCATAAAGTCCATGGAGGAACAGGACGAGCGAATCGAGGGGCGTTCAGTTTACCGCGTATCGACGCGGATCATGGAAATATCAGTCGTTTCGGTTCCCGCCGATACTAGCGTCGGAGTGAATCGGGGAAGATTAGAAATCAATGAACCATCAAAACAGGATGTAAAAAAGATGGACGCAATCGAAAAAATCAATAATTACGAAGGCGGAGATTCAATCGATGAATCAAAGCTTCGCGCCGTTCACGAAAAGGCATTAGCCGAACGCGCCAAGACAAATAAAGAAATTCTAGCTTTAGCCGCTCGCCACAATAAGCGCGATTTAGGCGAGGAAGCGATCGGACGAAATACAAGCCTGGAAGAATTCCGCGGAATTTTGCTTGAGCAAATCGAAAGCAAGCCGCTCGATTCAGCCGCAGAACCGGTTATGAAACCCGTCGAAGAAAAGCGGAACTATTCTTTCCTGCGAGCTTTAAACGCAGCATCTCGTGGCGATTGGAGCGGGGCCGGATTCGAAGCTGAAATGAGCCAAGAGGTCGCCAATAAAAGAGGGAAGCAACCTCAAGGGTTTTACGTTCCTGATTTCGCTTGGAGAGATTACGGCATCGATCAAAAGCGTGAATTGACCGTTGGCACAAACGCATCCGGTGGATTCTTCGCACCTTCCGTTCAACTCGCAAATGAGTTTGTCGAAGCGCTCCGCGCTCGCCTGATTCTTTCCGATATGGGAATGCGGATCATGAGCGGATTGAATACAAAAGTCCAAATTCCAAAAATCAGCGCTGGCGCTTCCGCCGCGTTCGTTGCGGAATCCGGAGACGTAGCGGATCAGACGCAAACGACTGCGCAAATCACGATGGTAGGCCGCACCCTTGGCGCCCGCACCGACGTGAGCCGTCTGCTCCTCTTAGAATCAGACCCGTCTATCGAGCAAATCGTTCGCGATGATCTCCTGAACGCGGTAGCGAATAAGATCGAGGACGTAGCGATCGAGGGTGGCGCATCCAATGAGCCGACCGGAATCACTCAGACCAGCGGTATCGGAAGTGTCGCGATTGGAACCAATGGCGGCGCTCCAACTTGGGCAATGGTCACCGACCTAGTAAAAGAGGTCGAGGTTGATAACGCGGCTTTGAATGCGGCGACTCTCGGATTTATTACCAATCCGAAAGCTAAGTCCAAAATGGCAAATACCGTGCGCGTATCTTCAACCGATTCGCACATGATCCTCAATGATCCATACGATTCAATTTATGGATATCGTCTTGGAGTATCAACCAACGTACCTTCCAACCTTACCAAAGGATCTTCAAGTGGCGTTTGTTCCGCCATGATCTTTGGCGATTTCTCCCAGCTTATGATGGGCGTTTTCGGTGGCGGTCCTGACGTTTTGGTTGATCCTTACACAAACAGCGCAAGCGGAAGCGTAAGAATCGTCGTTCATCAAGAAATTGATATCGCCGTTCGCCACGCTCAAAGCTTCGCCGCTTGTCTCGACATGACGACCTGATGAAAGTCGTAATCGTAAACGATTGCGCGGTGAAGGGTCAGCACCTCGCCGCTGGATCAAGTCATGATCTAGCGGACGAGGACGCGAACGCTTTGCTCGCAATGAAAAAAGCGGTAAAGGCGGATTCAAATCGATCAGTCGGTTTGGAAAAGTCTGAAACCAAAACCAAAAAGCGCAAAGCCGAATAATGGCAGTCGAAGATGATGCAATGCGCCTGGAATTCCTTGCGGATTTCGGTGTAACGGATGCGACCTTTACGGACGTATCCGCGGGATCGTCTTCGACCATTAGCGCGCTTTTAAGAAATGAATATTCGCTCGAAGACGTTGGCGGCGAGGTTGGGGTCGAAACCACAACTCCGACCGCCATTGTTCGAACGTCGGATGTTCCGAACGTAGTGCAAAGCGATACGCTCGCGATATCGGGTACGACTTACACGATTGTAGAAGTGCAACCCGACGGCGAAGGAATGACAAATTTACGCCTTAGAACGTGAATGGCAAATCATCTACGCCGACAAATTCGCGAACGCGCCGCGACCACGCTGACGGGACTGACGACGACCGGATCGAATGTTTTCCAATCTCGCGTTTATCCGATGGAAAGCGCAGGACTTCCAGGTTTGTGTATATACACGACCGAGGAAACCGTCGAGATGCAATCGATGGGCGGAACGCGTCACGTTTCCCGCGATCTTACATTGATCGTCGAAGGATACGCGACCGCATCCGCAAACGTCGATGACACGCTCGACCAG